TAAACAGCAGTTCATCAGCAACGGACGGTAACGGTATACAAGACCCTTTGCTTATCCGTTTTTCCGATCAAGAGAATCCTACAGAATGGTTTCCTACAGCAACCAACACAGCGGGTGACTTGCGCTTGGGGGCAGGCTCAACCTTTGTGCAGGCCGTAGAAACAAAGCGTGAGATACTTGTGTGGACAGATACCGCTCTTACATCTATGCGGTTTATAGGTCCGCCTTTTACTTTTGGTCTACAACAGCTATCTAGTAATATTACAATTATGAGTCCAAATTCTGCTTTAGCGACAGAAGATTTTGTATTTTGGATGGGTATTGATACGTTTTATGTCTATGATGGACGAACACAAACACTACCCTGTACAGTAAAAGACAAAGTATTTTTAGATTTTAACCTTACGCAAAAAGATAAAGTAGTTTCAGGTGTAAACTCTGAATTTAGCGAAGTAACGTGGTTTTATCCGTCTGCTAGTTCTAGTGACAACGATCGTTATGTTACATACAACTATGGTGAAAAGGTATGGTACTTTGGTACGATTGAAAGAACGGCATGGTTGGACCGTGGAACTCGGAACTTTCCCATAGCCACAGGAAGTAGCGTTATATACAACCACGAAATAGGGTTTGATGATGATGGTTCTGTAATGACTGCTTTTATAGAATCAGCGTCTATAGACGTTGACGATGGTCATAAGTTTGTTACAATTACAAAAATTATACCTGATTTAACTTTTAATGGGTCGACTAACCTCAGCACTCCACAAGCGACGTTTACTATAAAATCTCGAAATAATCCAGGAGCAGACTTTAGTAATACAACAAGTGGTATTGCTACTAGGATTCAATCGACACCTATTGAAACTTTTACAGAACAATTAAACGTTCGTTCAAGGGGTCGTTCCTTTGCCCTCCGTTTAGAGTCCTCTTCTCTTGGTTCTAAATGGAAACTTGGTAGTCCAAGGTTAGATATTCGTGCAGATGGGAGACGTTAATGTCAAGTAATCAAATAGCACCTCCTAGATTACCAGAACCGCCAGTTGTTTATGAAATATCTTATATGTCCGATTTAATAAGGGCTTTAGAAACTTTTATTGAACAGGAAAGAAACCCTGGAGAACTAAGAGGAACTAGAATTACATTAACTGATCTCCCTACTTCAGCTACTGGTTTAGAAACAGGATCACTTTATAACGATTCAGGAACTGTAAAGGTTGCTCCATGAGCTTGCGAAAAAATCCTAAAGAGAGTATGTTTAGCTTGAGGTATAAATGATGAATGCACCATATCAACAAACAGCTGAAGGTTTAGCGTCTCTTGGTCGTTATGAAGATTCATATATCGTTCATGCGGCTGAAGGTGAAACCGTTATTCCTGAAGAAGTTTTAAAATCTAATCCACAGCTTAAAAACGACCTTTTTAAACAAATGCGGGCTATGGGTATCGAAGACCCTAACCGTTATGTTGTTGGTAATGCCTTAAATTCTATTAACCCACAAACTGGTCAGCCAGAATTTTTCTTTAAATCTATTGGTAAACTTCTAAAAAAAGCAGCACCAATTATTGGTTCTGTTGTTGGTGGTGCTATTGGTGGTCCTTTTGGAGCCGCTATCGGTGGAGGTCTTGGTTCGTTAGCTGGAGGTGCTTCACCTGAACAGGCGTTGATAAATGCAGGTTTAAGTTTTGCTGGAGCTAAGTTTGCTGGCCCTGCTATGGATAAAATGATTTCTGGTGCGCCAGTAGCGGGTGGTGTCGGTCCAACTGCTTTAAAGACCATAGGTTCTTCGCTTTCAGGAGCTGGAGGTGGGGGTATTGCAAGTGCGCTTCCTGCAAGTATCGCTAATATGGGGGTAGGAACAGCCGCCGCTACTGCACTTGCGCCTGTAGCGGGTTCGCTACTTTCTGATGCCTTTAAACCTCAAGAAGAAACGGCTACAAGTGCTGGTCCAAGCGTTGTTTCAGAATATTATGCAGCACTTGCACGTGGCGAAAATCCTCCAATACCAACAGAGCTTATCCCTCCACCCGAGGATTCTTTAATAAAAGGCGGTAATTATACAAGGCCGCCTACTGTAGAAGAAGTGTTATTCCGTTATGACCCTGTTAGAGAAAGACCCATGTTTGCTAGGGCGGCTACAGGCGGTTATATTGTCGGTCCAGGAGGACCAACTGATGATTTAATACCTACCCTTTTATCGAATACAGAATTCGTTATGACAGGTAAAGCGGTAGCGGGAGCTGATCCAACAGGTAGTAATAACCCTGATAAAGGTTCAAAAATAATGATGGGTATTATGCGTGCCTTTGAACAAGATTTTGATGATAACGCTCGAATGATGGCGTAGGAGAGTATTATGGCTACACAAACCGTAGAGCAAATTTCTAGACTTGCTCCATATATGGAGGATTATACTCGTAAGCTCTTAGAATCTGCTTATACGCAAACGCAAAATCCTCAAACGCTTCCTACTCAGCAAGTAGCTGCACTTGATCCTCTTCAGAAAAAAGCAGGTACACTTATAGATCAGGGTATTGGTACATACCAGCCTATGGTCACACAAGCCTCTCAGATGTTGTCTGATCCTAACGCTTATAAACAATTTATGTCACCGTACACAAGTGACGTCATTAACCAAGTAGGTCAGGATATTGCTCGTCAAACAGCAATGCAACAAAATCAGCTGGGAGGATCGGCTGTTGGTGCAGGTGCGTTTGGTGGTTCTCGCATGGGTGTTGCTCAGGGTGAAATAAGTAGAGCTGGGCTTGGTCAGTTTGCAGACACAGCCGCACGTTTAAGAGAAGCTGGTTTTTCAAGTGCTCAAAATTTAGCTGGTCAACGAGCGGGTCAACTCGGTCAGATGGCTGTAACTGGACAACAGCTTGGGCAACAAGATATTTCTAATCTACTAGGAATTGGTTCTCTTTATCAAGGACAGTCACAAGCGGTTGCAGATGCTCAAAGAGCAAATGCTTTACAGTCTCAGTACGAGCCTTACCAGCGTCTTGGCTTCTTTAGTGATATACTTCGTGGTGTACCAACATCAAGCTCAACTATCGGCGTAAGTACAGCCCCTGACCCTAGTCCATTAAGTCAAATGGCTGGAATTGCAGCAACAGGTTTAGGTTTAGCTGGACAACTTGGTTACAGGCCGTTTGCGGCGTAGGAGATAAATAATGACTCTTGATCCTTCGACCTTGACACCTGCGGCTGTAAAGTCGCGGATGTTACAAGACCAAAGCGCACCACAAATGTCGTTTCCGCAAGCGACACAACCAACTATGAGTATGCCGCGAATTGATGCAGTTAATCAAAAATCTTTGATTCCTGGTTCTGAATTAGATACTAATTCATCTGATGATGCATTTGCTCAACAAATTGGTGTAGATATTTTTGGCTCTACTTTAGAAAATACTTCTCCTGAAGCTATTGCATCTATGGCTACAGATAACGCTGATGATGTCGACGACTCTGTAAAAAATATATATTCTGGTCAAACTGACTTTGCTCAAATACTTGGTGCGCTTACGTCTATGGGTTTACAAGAAACAGCTACAGAAAAGCTGTTAAAAGAAGTAAGCGATGAAAAGGCCACACCTGAAGAAGCTCGTAAAAAAGTTAATGAGTTTTTTAAAATAGATACAGATAAAGAAACACCAATGTGGGCAGACGTAGCTTTATCTGTTGGTTTAAGTTTACTTCGTGGAGAAGGTGGTAAAGGTGAGTTTTTATCTGACATTGGCGTTGCAGGTGAACGAGGATTAAAAGTAGCACGAACTCGGCGTAAAGAGAAAAAAGCCGAAGACCTTATGTTAGATAAGTTGGCTTTTGGTGTTTTTAGAGAAGACGAAAAATCTCGTAAAACACTTATATCACAACTTACTAAACAACTTGGCGAAGAAAGAAAAGAAAGTAAAACATACGCTCTAAATCTTGCTAAGTTTTTTCAAAAGAACGAAGAAATAAATGAAACACAAGCAAAAAATAGAGCAGGTGCTATTACAAATACATTAAATACTTTTTCAACAGACTTAAAAGCAAAAGCTCTACCTATTATTGCTAAAAGTCCCGATGCGTTTAAAGGTGTACCAACTGACGAAATACCGTCCGTAATCTACGGTTTGTTAAAAAACGGTGGTCTAAATTTAGATGAAATTTCAGATTCTAAAAATATCGTAGAGTCAAATTTTATGATTACAGATGCAGATACTTATACTCGTTTTCAAACAGCGTTTCCAAGTTCGTTCCCAGAACCGTTTCAAGAAGGTAAAGAATATCGAGTACAAGGGTTTAGTGATAAGTCACGTGGTAAATCTCAGATGCCTATGACTTCTGTACTTTCAGTGGAAAAATCTTTAGGTGGTCAAGATGAATTATCTCGTTTGATTACTACAAGAAACGATTTAAATGCAGCATTAATTGCTTCTCCTGAGGATGAAAATATTAAACAACAACTTACAGAAGTAAACGGTCGTATTGATATTTTGTCAACACGTAAATCACCAATGAGTTATATCTTCGTAGATGGTAAAATGGTTGCGGCTGGGGAAGGCGCGGCTGGTGCGTATGCGCAAGCTGAAGCTATATCAAAAGGAACAGAACTATCTAAACAAGGTAATTCACTTGCAGCGGCTTATGGTCTAGGTGATAATATCCTTCGTTCTTTGGCTTCGACTCCTTCACCTGCTGATTCAGTTGGTGTTGTAGCAAACTTCGGTAAATTTATTGGGGGTGGACGTGGTCAGATAGACGCTGTAATTAACACTTTCGGTAATAACGCTTCAGATAATCAAGCTAATTATTTAAACGGCACTATTACTTCGAGTATGCAAAACAGCAGTCAACGAGTTGGTAATACAACCGTTGGTAGTGTGTTTAAAAGACTTGAAGCAATTACTCAAGGTAATACTGAAATTAAATCACAACTTATGAGTTTTGCCTATGCGTTAGCAGGTAGTCGTGAAACAGGTAAGTTGACAGATAAAGACGTTGCAGCAGCACTTGTTACTTTTGGTGGTGGCGATATTGCTGACGGTAAATGGTTTGCTAATCCAAACGTGCTTGTAACAGGTATTAATCAAGCTCTTGATACAGCAACAAACGCATTTGCTGTAAAATACGACAGTGCACATAACACACCTGATAATATTAAATATTTGCGAGATGTTGAAGGGCTATCTGAAACGGAAATCGCACGAAGAACTAAATTTAATTTACCTGATTTTATTAAAAAGAACGAAGGTATTCGTGAAGGACTTGGGGATCGAGTAAGTATTGTAAACGGTAGAGTACAGTTCCAAGGTCTTGATAAATACCGTGGCGATGGGGCTGGAAATGTAGATCCTGGTTCAAGTCGATTTACTCAGCAACAAATTACCGATTTTAATACTATAGATCGTTTGTATGAATTATATAAAGACGATACAGACCAACTAACTAAACTTATTCAAAGATTCGACGCTGAAACACTAGAAGCATATAGACGGTTTAAAAAAGGTGATAAATAATGTCAGTCGATCCCGTTCTTGATGCTATTATCTCACAGCGATTACAAGCAGCTTCTGCACAAACTGCTAGTAGTGGTCAAATACCAACAGCACAACCTTCTGTGCCTATGGATCAAGGTTCTTCGTTCTATGACCTTTATCCTATTCTTGGTGCAGGTGGCGCGACTCCATACGATATCCTCGGTCCAGAAGATGAATTATTATATAATCAACCTCGTCCAAAATCTAAGGGTGAATTAACACAAGAAGCAGGAATTTTAAACGAAGGTATCCCAACTGGTCTTCGTTTTGAACTTAGTACAACAACTTTATTTAATCCAGATCTTCAAAAGAAAAATGTAGAACATAATCTCCTTCGATATTTTAAAAGTGAAGGTTTAATTAGTGACAACTATGACCTTGGTTTACGGGTTGGTCCCGTTAGTGGACGTCTTGAGTTCCGTGATCCGAGGTTTGATGGTAAATATAATGTTGTAGACCCGTTCGGGGCTAAAGATATTCTTGGTGATATTGTAGATATTTCTGTAGATACATTGTTACCGATTGCTACAGAAGTAACGGCAGGTGTAGGCACAGCATTAATTCCTGGAGTTGGTCAAGTTCCTGGTGCTCCAATCGCAGCTGCATCATTAGCCGCAACAGCTACATCTTTTGGTCGTTTAAAATACGCTCAAAACCAAGGTTTTCTTTCGGACGAAATTACCGACGAAGACATAGCTATGCAAGCCTTAAAAGAGGGTGGTTTAAGTGCGGCGTTTGGTATTGGTGGACAAGCGGCTTATACAATGTTGCGGCCTATACTGCGGACTATGGGTCTATCAAGTCCAAAAATGGCGTTTGATATTGATGAACAAACGTTTTTAAGAGCTTATGAAAAGTATATGTCTTCACCAAAAGGCAAAGCCGCATCAGAAGCAGGAGTAACTCCTAGCTCTGCTCAAATGTTAGAATCAGTAGCTAAACAAGAAGCAAGCTCAATAGAAAAAGGTAAATTACAAGCAACTGCAACAGAACTAGCAGAACAGGAAGCACGTATTGCGACTTCTCCTGATCGAGGTACAGCAGACGCTATTATGACGCCAAGTCTTGAACGTTCAGCCGCCGCAGAAACAGCTGTTCGAGGTGCGGCAGAAGAAAGTATGCCAGTAGGTGTTCGCGGTACAGCAGAAAATTTAGGTGAACGCGAAGCGCAAGCACTTGGTGAAAATATCCAAGCTGGTCTTACAGTAAATAAACAAGCGCAACTTGCACAACTTGATGATGTTGTGAGTCGTGAGTTAATAAATGTAGAAACAGCTCTTGATGACGCTGTTAATCTTCCGTCTAGTGTTGCTGATATTTCAGCTGTTGGTTCAGCGGCTAAAGAAGCGATTGGTGAATCGTACGAAAATGCAAGTTTAGCGATCGGAAAACAGTATGAAGATTTGTTTAGTCGCTGGTCAGATTCTACAGGTATTAATATAGACTCTGTAGTTGTTGGCAAAGGCGCGATTCGTCCTTCTGAAGCAGTTAAGTTTGCTCAAGATTTAAAAGCTACTTTACCTGACCGTCCGTTTGCTGATCCTGGCGACGCAACTGTTATAAACAAAGTTCTTGATTCTTTTGTTGAAAGTACGTCAGGTGCGGCTACAAAAATTAAACCTATCTCTCTTCGTACTTTAAATGAAAATATTCGTGACCTTCGTAGGTTAGAACGTAAAGCATATCTTGCCGCACAACGTGGTGAAAATGCTCCTAGCCCAGAAACGATTACTGGAATGGTCGATGCTCTTGAAGCGTCTCGTAATCGTATCATATCTCGTTCTAATGCTCCTGAAGGACTTATAGACGAACTTCGTGCTCTTGATGACGCGTTTGCAGATTTTTCTAAAAAGTTTAGAAACGCTCAAGTATCTGCTGTAGCTAAGTTGCGTAATGCTAAAAACCCAGAGGCCGCTTGGGGCGTTTTATTTCAAAAAGATAGTCGTGGTAAAACGGCTGTTTTAGATGTTGCTGACGAATTAAAACTACCACAAAACGCTGATTTATTTGCAGATGTTGGGGCGGCTGTTCGTAATAAATGGTTAAATACTGTTGTAAAACGAGATGGTAAAGGCGAGATCACAAAAATAGATGTTGCCGCACATAGCCGTTTTATGAACGAATATGGAGCTGTATTAGATTCATATCTGACACGAGCAGAGCGTAATGCTCTTGGTTCAGCGAAGGAATTTGCAGAACAAGTTATAAATACTCAAGCACGTAAAAAAGCAACGGTTGATAAAATTAACACACGGTTTGATCTGGGTGGCGGTAAAGATATTGAACCTGAGTTCATTTTCCAACGTTCTTGGAAAGAGGGCGGTGTATCTAAGTTTGATGAAGTTTATAATGTGCTTCGAGAATCACCCGAACTTCTCGATACTTACAAAGCGTTTGTATATAAAGATATGTTTGACCCAGCGGCTAATCGTGTAAAATTAGTAAATGGTCGTGAAGTTTTAGACCCTGCTCAGTTAAAACCATATATTGATGCAAATAAAGATAAACTTAGCACACTCTTCGGATCAGATTATGTCCGTAATTTAAATACTGTTTTAAACGTAGCCGAAGACGCCTTGACAACTGTTCCTCGCAGAGGCGCACGTCAAGAAGGTAATGCGCTTACAGGAATTATTCGTGGTTATGTCGGTATGTTTACACGTCCTGGACGTTTCTTAACGTTCTTAAATAAACAACGTGGACGCATGAAAGAAGATGCTATGACCATGGCTCTTGCTGATCCTTCTATATTAGCAGATATGGCAAAAGCATCTAGAGTACCATTACTATCAAAGGAGGGGCAACGCCTAGCGGGTCGTATTCTTGGGGGTCGGTATGACGATCCCACACAGAAGGATTTACCTGTAGATAGACCATCAGGTGCTAGGGCGATTTTGCAAGAACTAGAAGCAGGTAATCTGCAGTAAGGTAATAATATGCTTGCTGAATTGGCTGCAGCAAACGCTGCTTTCGCAATCATTAAAAAAGCAGTAATGAACACTGGGGATCTTGCTAAAGCGGGTAGAGCAATATCTGATTTTGTTATAGCTAAAGAGGAGCTACAACGAAAAGGTAATAAAAAGAAAAAACGTGGTGTACGGTCTTCTGATTTAGAAGAGTTTATGGCACTTGAAGCAATAAAAACAAAAGAAAAAGAGTTAAAAGAATTTATGATTTATGCGGGTCGTCCTGGACTTTGGAGCGATTGGCAAAAGTTTCAAGGTGAGGCTCGAAAAGAACGTAGAGTACAAGAAGAACTTGCTAAACGCAGGAGAGCAGAAATTTCAGAAGCATTGGGTTTAGGCGCGGCAGGTTTATTAATTGCTTCAATGGTTGCAGGTCTTTTTGCTTGGATTGCGTGGCTAAAAGGGATGTTTGATTAATGAGTGCAGAAGATGTAGCAAGAAAACTTTTGGAGCTAAAGATATTACCACGGTTTATGATGTTATGTATGACAGGCGTCTACATACGTTGCATTGAGTGGGCGTTATCTCAACCAGATTTAACAACGCAACAGGCTAGCCTAATATCAGTGGTTACTGGTGCAATGACAGGCAGTCTAGCGGTTTGGTTAAATTCAGAGAAGTAAATGGCTACTAAGGTAAATGAGAACACAGAGGTAGCATTACCATTACGCAACATAATTAGTATGGTTGCGGCGGCTAGTTTAGCAACGTGGGCTTACTTTGGCTTAATAGAAAGGCTGAATACTTTAGAGACTAATCAGACCATGATGCAGTCTGACTTGGAACAGAATACAGAGTTTCGCATTAAGTGGCCTAGAGGCGAGATGGGTAGCTTGCCAGCAGATAGCGAACAGTTCATGCTAATAGAACATTTAGCTACTGAGTTAGAAAAGCTACAGAACGAGATAGAGGGTGGCAAAGCACCTTACGATCAACAGCAGAAACTAACCTTAGAGTTTTATGAGAAGCGAATAACTAACCTAGAAGAAAACTTAGAGAAGATACGAAACGGTGGTTGAGTTAACTTTTGTTTTATTATTGGTTATGGGTGGCGAGAAGGTAGAGTACACGCCCTATCGGTCTTTATCAGAGTGCTTATCTGTACGAAGAAAAATTAAGCGTAACGTAGGACATACAAATAATTTTGATCAAAAGTGGTCATGTAAAGAACTTAAAGTTATGGTATTAAACGGAGAAATCCTAGACTTTATTGAGGAGTAACAAATGTTACAAGCATTAATAGGACCAGCCACAGATTTAATTGGCAAGTTTGTAGAAGATAAAGATCAGAAAAATAAGTTAGCCCATGAGATTGCTACAATGGCCGAGCGACATGCTCAAGAGCTAGCAAAAGGCCAGTTAGCTATCAATGCAGAAGAAGCTAAGAGTAAAAATATTTTTGTAGCTGGATGGAGGCCTTTTGTTGGATGGACGTGTGGACTTGCTTTGTTTGTTCATTTTCTTGTTATTCCTGTGGCTGATGTAGTAACCGCATATCTAGGTTATCAGCCTGTGCCTTATCCAGCTTTTGATATGGACACATTGATGACTGTACTTTTAGGTATGCTCGGACTTGGTGGTCTTAGAACATATGAAAAACAAAAAGGGTTAACAAAATGAATTTAGAACAACTTCGTAAAGAAATAGAAGACGATGAAGGATGCAAGTACGAAATCTATCTCGATCACCTTGGTTTGCCTACTTTCGGTATTGGCCATCTTGTTTTGGATTCTGATCCTGAAAGCGGAGCAGAAGTCGGAACTCCTGTATCAGAAGATAGAGTGTCAGAGTGTTTTGATAAAGATGTACACACAGTGCTTTCCGACTGTGAAAAACTGTACAAAGACTTCTCCGAACTCCCTGAAGAAGTGCAAAAAATTATTGCAAATATGATGTTTAATATGGGCTACCCAAGATTGAGTAAGTTTCGTGGAATGAAAGCAGGGGTAGACGCTAGAGACTGGAATAAAGCCGCAGATGAAATGGTTGATTCACGTTGGTATAAACAAGTAACTAACCGTGCTGAACGTCTCGTTCAGCGGATGAGATCGGTCTGATACTTAACTCATAACCCATATTACCTAACACTTTATTAAAGTTTTCTAGAGTAGGTTGACGTTGTTTAGCTTCCCAAGTATATACTGTAATAACAGCTACACCTGTACCGTCACTTACTTCTCTTTGTGAATACCTATGTTTTGTTCTAAGAGTTTTAAACTCATCTACTAAATCAGCCATTTTTTCCAATCTTCTTCCAATACTTGTGTTGCGATGTTAATCTTTTGACGTAGCGCACTTACTATTTTTTCGTCTACAGTTTTACTTGCTATTAAGTCAACGTAGGTTACGTTATTATTCTGGCCGATGCGATGCGCTCGGTCTTCTGATTGTAATCTTACTTCAAGATCGTAACTGTTACTATAATAAATTACTGTAGATGCGGCAGTGAGAGTTAAGCCATAACCGCCTGTACGCGGCTGTCCTACGAAGAACCTTAGACTATCATCTTCTTGAAAACGTCTAACAATTTCTTGTCTTTGTTCACCATCCGTATCTCCAAAATAAGTCTCAACGGCACTCGAACCATAGACCTTGGTTATTTCGTTTTTAATAGCAATAATATCGTGACGATAGTTTGCCCAAATTATCGCTTTACCGTTCAGTTCTTCTAATACTAACATTAATTCTGTCATACGACTGTTAGCTAACTCTATTATATTACCGTCGTCTGTTGTGATGAAGCCACAGCTAATCTGATGTAAACGAAGTAACTGAGTAATCACAGCATTAGCTGTGACTAACTCCATATCTCCTAGTAAAGCAACAGCAGATTTTTTCATCTGATTATATACATTCTTTTGTTCAGGCGATAATTCAATATCACGTTTCGTATAAATTTTTTCGGGAAGGTCTAAACACTCTTCTTTAGTTACTCGAAAGGAATAAGGTTTAATTGAATCAGTTAGTTCATCAAGGTTTCTAAAGCCAAGTATTTGATTATACTGGTGTGACCCAGCGTTACGTTTTATCATGTCTGCATAACGAGTACAAAAAGCGTAATAGGATTTAAACCCCAATAATTTTTCTCCAAGAAATTGAAACTGCGCAAACAAATCTAGCGGGGTTTTTGTAATTGGAGATCCTGTAAGAATTCTTCTATATGCACATGATTTAGCTAATCGTAAAGCGGCTTTCGTTCTTCGGGCTTTATGATTCTTAATAACCGTAGACTCATCTATAGTTATCAGTGTTCTACCACCGTGTGTTTTTATAAATTTAGTTGCTACTTCTTCCGCTTTACCACTCGACAGGGCTTCGATATTCATTACAAAAATGTGTAAAGTTTCATCTACTTTCCATATGCTTCTAATCGCATCTTTATGTTTATTAGTAAGTGGGGAAGCCCAATATGCAAGTTTATATTTAATTTCATCTGGTAAATGTGCTGGTATTTCTTTTTCTACCCAGTTTTTATAAACACCTTTAGGCGCAAGTATCAGCACTGAATTAATTAAATCTTTTTGATTTAGATGCGTAATCGTATCAACTAAAACCTTGGACTTTCCTGTTCCCATATCCATAAGTAAGGCAAATGCTTCGCTATCGCAAGATGCTTTAAGCGCAGACAGTTGATGATCATAAGGTTTTGTTTTAAAAGTAAAATCAACCATTACTTTCTCCTAGTAATTTTTACCTATATAATATAGTATATAACTATAGTAAAGCTCAAGAAAGGGATAAAGAGTTGACTACTAAATATTCTTCTGTAGAACGAACTTACAACATTCGCATGGCGGGTCGCATTCGCCGACTTCACATTCGTCCTATGAATGGTGAAGAACAAAACGTAGCCGCACATACTTGGGGCGTTGTTATGATTCTTCTTGATTTATTTCCAGACGTGTCCCGTGATGCGATAATCTTCGCCCTTCGTCATGATGTACCAGAGGTTGTAACTGGAGATATTCCAGCTAACGTAAAATGGGATAATGCTGAATTAGAAGAAGCGTTAGAAAAACGAGAAAAAGAGTTTTTAGAAGCTATGGGTTGGAAAACCAAGCATGCAGGAGTTCCTTCTTGGGATCGTGAAAGTCTATACATAAAAATTGCAGACCGTGTAGAATTGTTATTTTTCTGTCTTGAGCAAATGTATATGGGTAACTGGTTATTGACAGACGTGTATGTTAATGTGCGCGATAAAATTGCAGAAGATGTGTCTTTATTAGACAAAGAGTATATGCCTATAATAATTAGTTACATCGACTCGTATAGTGAATATCTAGCAAAGAATTTTTCTCAGAAAGCAATTCTTTCACACGACGGCTTATCTATCTCATAAACTCATCTATAAAGTCATAAGATAGTTTATTAATTAAAACAGGATGTTACTTGATATAATATGATATTATGAGATTATGACGAGCCTTATCAAGTGATTTAACTTTAAAAACTAGCCACAGCACTATAGGCTAAAAATAGGAGGCATTCATGCCAACAGTATATCTTGTTCAGCAAGGTACGTTTAACCTCACACCAGCAAAAAAGTGGGGTGATGTAAAGGTACTAATGCCACCTATGGTTCAAATGTTATTTGATGACCCTCTTATAGTGGATCAGATGGCAGAAGGGCTACAACACATTAAACCAGAAGACTACCTTCTTCTGGCTGGAGATCCCGTCTTGATAGGTATCGTAACCGCAATAGCGGCTGATATTCTTGATGGCGAGATAAACCTGCTCAAGTGGGATAGGCAGGAAAAAGTATATCTCCCACTTCATCTTAGTCTTTATGGAGTAGATAAGTGAGTAAAGACAATTTTCTCGATGACATCCTCGGGGGCGAGGCAATAAATTCCCTAGCAGTCGAGGCTACCGATGGTGAAATCCGTCGCATAGCTGAGTTGGCTAATAAACAACTCGATCTTGAGCGAAGCGTAGCGTCGCTTGAGGAAACGCTGAAAGCAGAAAAAGAGAAGCTCCGTGTTGTACAAGAACACGATCTTCCTGATGCTTTAGCCGAAGCTGGTATTTCAGAGATGAAATTAGCAGACGGCTCTAGGGTAAAAGCTGAACCCTTTGTAACCGCCCACATTAGTAAAGCGAACGTAGATGAAGCCCACGCTTGGCTTATCGAAAACGGTTTCGGTGAACTAATAAAGCGTGAGGTTGTGGCTAAATTTGGTCGAGGCGATAACAAGTTTGAAAAAGCTAAAAAGGTTTTGATAGCTGAAGGTATCGTTCCCGACACAAAAGAAGCTGTTCATCATCAAACGCTCAAAGGCTTTGCAAAGGAACAGATAGAAAAAGGTACGGATATACCAACAAATCTGTTTGGTTTGTACTCTGGGTTCAAAACTAAAATCTCTAAATAGGAGGCCAGTATGGCTACAAAAGAAGTCGCTGTTCAACAGCAATCATCCGCAGTCGCAGTAGTCGATGACGATCTGCTTACTCTTGGTACAGGTCTGGAGGATACATCCTCTGACGATTTTGCCATTCCGTTTCTTCAGATGCTTCAGGCTCTCAGCCCACAGCTAAACAAAAACGACGGTAAATATATCAAAGGCGCAGAGCAAGGTAATATCTATAATACTGTTACTGGCGATGCAACCGATGGTGACGAAGGGCTAATCGTAGTTCCTTGTTACTACAATAAAAAGTACCTTGAGTGGGCTCCACGTGAAACGGGCGGAGGTCTTATCAACGCACACGAAAGTCGTGACATTCTTGCTCAGTGTACTAAGAATGATAGAGGCCAGTTCGTTCTTCCTAATCAAAACTATATCGCAGAAACAGCACAGTTTTACGTTATGGTTTGTAACGAAGACGAAACTGCATGGACACAAGCAGTTATCGCTATGACGTCTACTCAGCTTACAAAAGCTCGTAAGTGGGTTAGTCAGATGAAACAGCGAAGGGTGCAAAACTCAGCAGGAGATATGGTCGAAGCACCTATGTTCTTGTTTAAATATCGTCTTAAAACGGTAGCTGAGCAAA